TTTGCTGCAAGCGACATAATCAATCGTGTTTTCAGAATCCCGATTAGTGCTAACTCCAATGCTATCAAGATACCCGCAGTAGCCGACTCCTCACGAGCAGATGGCTCACGGTCCGGTGGTATCCTGGCATACTGGGCAGCCGAAGGCGGAACTAAGACCCCATCATATGCGACTTTCGCCCAGGTAGCACTAGAACTGAAGAAACTCATTGGTCTTACCTACGCAACTGACGAACTCCTACAGGATGCGTCAGCACTTGAGGCATGGATTGGCAGGGCGTTTGCCTCTGAGTTCGACTTCAAAATCGCCGATGCCATCATAAATGGTGATGGTGCTGGCAAGCCACTGGGAATTCTCAATTCCCCCTGTCTGGTAACGGTAACAGCCGAAACAGGACAGGGAGCTACGACCATCGTGGCCGAGAACATCATCAAGATGTGGGCTAGAAGGTTTGGGCCCAACTCTGGCAAATATGTCTGGCTAATTAACCAGGATATAGAGCCTCAGTTATACACTATGGCCCTGGCAGTTGGCACTGGTGGAGTTGCGGTCTATATGCCCGCAGGCGGACTCTCTGGTATGCCTTACGGGACACTGTTCGGCAAGCCCGTTATCCCATGTGAGCAGGCAGCCACACTCGGAACGGCTGGCGATATAATTCTCGCCGACCTGTCTCAGTACGTTGTGATTGACAAGGGCGGAATGCAGTCCGCTTCGTCAATACACGTAAACTTCACCACGGACGAGACGGCGTTCAGATTCGTCTACAGATGTGACGGACAGCCGCTGTGGGCAAGTGCGCTCACTCCCTACAAGGGAAGCTCGAACACACAGAGCCCCTTTATCGTCCTGAACTCGACACGAACTTAGTCTGAATAATCGGGCGGGCGCAATTCCCGCCCTCGAATAAACATGGAGGTTAAAGTAAAATGGCAAATATGAACATAGCGCAGGATATACATGTGGTTCCCCTTCTTGCTCCTAACCAGTGTACGGCTACCGTTACCCCAGGCTTCATAAACATGAAGGAATACGAGAAGGTAGAGTTTATCGTGAGCCTCGGAGCAATCGCTGGCGACTCTCTGGTTATAACACTCAACCAGTCGGCGGTCACGGCGGGGTCTACCGTAACAGCTATTACTGGCAGGTATCGCTTGACGGCGGCTGCGGGGACTGACACAATGGGAGCTACCACGGCATTAACCACATCGGGCTTCACCACGCTGAACGGCACGCATGAGAGCATGGTTGTAATAATTGACGTTCAGTCGTCGGACATGACCACTGCTTCCAAGCCATATGTTGGCCTGGTTCTTACCGATAGCGGTTTAGCGGATGTATTCGTCAGTGTCGTGGCACTCTGCTGGCCGAAGTACCCCAAAGAAACCAATGCCAACGCATTAACTTAATAAGAGGGGATGATGACAATTCAGAAACGGAACAAGAAAAGAAAATATACGAGGCGGGAGGATAAGTCTCTCGCCTCGCCTCCCGCCGACAAGATGGTAAGGAACGATAGTAATAAGTGCCGACAATGCGGGCGTGTAATGCTATCGGTCAGATGCCAATGCGGGTGGGTTAAAGCAGTAAATAAATAACTTGGAATAAACTTGACCCTTAAGGAGGGAACAAAATGAGTACACAAGGTGTAGGAACTTTCTTAATCAATTCTAAATTCGCCAGTGGTTCGCTTGTCTTTTATGAGAAGGCAGTAGGACGAACCGCAACTGGTGACGTTTTCACAATTGGTACTGGTGCAGTCAAGGTGGGTGGGACGGCACAGGATGTTGACTTTCAGTTTTACGGCACTGGCTCTCTTTCGGCAATTATAGACTGCGGCGGAGCTACCTTTACAATGGTTGGCATTACAATGGCAACCGATAAACCGCTAAGCATAACGGATGCTACAGCATCAACCACTACAACTACGGGTGCATTAAAAGTCACAGGCGGTGTTGGTATTGCTAAAGGGCTGTTTGTTGGCGAGGTTGTTTCGGTGGGAACAGTCTGTCAACCTGATGCTTCTGATGGTGCTGCATTGGGAACAACTGCTCTTATGTGGTCTGACCTTTTCTTGGCTTCGGGGGGAGTCATCAACTTCAACAACGGGGATGTTACATTGACTCACGCTGCAAACCTCTTGACAATTGGTGGGGGTGAAGTAGCCATAGGCACGGGATTCAGTGTGTTAGTGGGAGGAACGGATGATGGGGCAGCGACAAATACAGTGACAATCACAAATGGAACTGCTCCTGTTGCTGGGGTAGCAGATACGGTTCAAGTCTACTCAGTAGATGATGCCGCTGGACATACTGTCCCCGCCTTTTATTGTGAGGGAACGAACGTCGTGGCTACTGCGCAGGCGGACAGTGTTTCAAGTGTCCGAGTCAAGATAGCCATTCAGGGTACAGTTAGGACTTTCCTTTGTATCTAAGATTAAACTAAATAGGAGGATGTTTTGTTACTCAACGTATTCGAGAGGCTTCTAATCCGTAACATCGTGCCTCAGATTCAGGGATGGAACTATGCCTACATGAAAGAGGCGAGGGAACTCATCGAGGGTCTATTTACCGAACAAGAGGAGACAGACCTTCAGTTTGAACAAGAGGGAACTCAGGTCAAGTGGAAGATAGCCCGTGAAGACGGGACTGCTATTCCGCAGGAACGAGACATACCGGTTTCAGGCGGATTGAAAGCCAAGATTGGCAAGTTCCTGACACAACTTGACAAAGAGGAACGACTTGGATTCGAGCACATGACTTTGTGCGACAAGTTCATTGAGGAAAAGGCTAGCTCTGAAAAGGGCTAGGTCATCCTCCTTTCTGAGAGTGGGGGTAATTCAGCAGTAATGTTGAGCAGCTTAGGCTTTCAATCCCCCCACTCTCAACTAAAATTGTAATCAATATAGGCTATGTCTATTGTCATAGCATCGTCATAAAAGATATGAAGATATGTAAAGACGGCAGAATATCAGGGCAAAATAATAAAGAGGCTGGTAGCCATTTAGGTATTCTTACGGGGCGGATAGGCTATATTAAGAAGGGCGGCGGCCTAAAATGGGATATGAAACCCTGAAGAACATAATTGATTACAATCGGGAGCAAGAGGTGCTGGCTGAGCAAGAGGAACTCACCGAATGTCCTTATGATGCTTGGCCTCTAGACGTGAACGAGAGGGGCATGAAATCTTGCCCAGTATGCGGGAGGGTATGGTATGGGACTTAGTAGTTATTGCTCTATCGGGGATGTTAAAGGCGTCCTCGGAATAACGTCTACCACAGACGACACCGTTATGAGGAAAATCTGTGAGGCGGCCACGTTAGCGATAGACAATTATACCCATCGGACATTCAGGGTGGTCTCAGCCACGAAGTATTTTAACGGTGCTGTTAAACTCTGGATTCCTGACTTACTTGCCATCACGACCCTGAAGACCGATGAGGACGGGGATGCCACCTTTGAAAACACCCTTGCCACAACCGATTATATCAAGTATGGCGTGGGGCTGGAGGATTCCCTTAATACATTCCCCTGTACACGATTGGAGATTAGCGAGGACTCGAATTACAGCTCGTTCGCTTCTGGTGTCAAGAAGGGTGTGGAGATTGCGGGAACGTGGGGATATGGAGACGGAATATCGGCTACTCCTTATACCGCCGACACCACGATAACCGAGGATTTGACCGCCGGGGAAGCTGCTATTGACGTAACGGCTGTAACCAACCTGTCGGCTGGGCAGACAATTTTAATAGGCTCCGAGCAATATTATATTTATTCTATTGCCACCTTAACTCTGACGGTAGAACCTGGGGTGAACGGTACTACTCAGGCTACTCATTCTAATGGAGCTACGATTTCAATCTATCAATACCCCGCCGATATAAGGCAGGCGTGCATCGACTTATCGGTCGCCCTTTATCAGAACAGGGCCAAGCAGGGACTTCAATCCGAGAGGATAGGTGATTACGCCTACGTCCTGGCGGGAACTTCGCAGGGTAAGTCGATGGCTAATTCTATTTTAGACAATAGTATTTCAAGTTATAAACGGATGCGATTCTAATGCCTATAAGTGCAGGTTTACTATTGGAGACATTCTACCCGCAGACTGTGACCGAAACTGCCGATTTACAGGGAGGCGTAACAACTGCATGGACTGACGGCACTGCCTTCAGGGGACGGTTGTCAAGCCTACCTATCAACGAGCAGATGAACGCCGATAAGACTACCGTGCTTGCCACGCATAAATTGTTTTGCAACAACCAGACGGTGGCTGAGACTGCTAGAATACGGAACAATGACA